TGCAAAAGGGGCAGGGCTGATGGGGGAGGCCGGACCTGAAGCCATAATGCCCCTGACCCGGGCAGCGGATGGTTCACTCGGCGTGCGTGCGGTGGGCAGCATGAACGGCAGTGCGGGTCTGGTGTATTCTCCGGTGTACCACATCGCCATTCAGAATGACGGCGCTAACGGGCAGATAGGGCCGGAAGCGGCGGGCACCCTTGTGCAACTGATTGACCAGCGGGTACAGGCGGTGATGCTGTCCATGCGACGTGACGGGGGAATGCTGAGTGGATGAGATTAAGACCCTTCACTGGTGTCCCCGGGAAGGGATGCAGGTGACGGAGAAACCGTCGGTGATGACGGTGAAGTTTGGCGACGGTTATCAGCAGCGTCGTCCGGCAGGACTGAATGCGCAACTGAAGACCTTTCAGGTGGTTTTTCGGGTGACAACGGATGCTGAGCGGGAGGCACTGTCCGCGTTTCTGTCATGGCATGGTGGTTACCGGGCTTTTTTGTGGAAGCCCCCGAAACATAACCGGACGGTCAGGGTGGTGTGCCGGGAGTGGAGTATTACGGATAACGCCCGGTACAGTGATTTCAGTTGCACGATAGAGCAGGTAGTTAGATGAGAATTATCCTATAAATCATTCTTTATTGTTTAGTTGTTAATTATTTTTAATCTGTCTTGTCAGAAAGTGCGAAATCGATCCTGTATTTACATTTTGTTACGTAATATAAATTGAACTAAGAATTTGTATTAAAATATTTTAATTTTTGTTCATGACATCTGAATGCATGAATAGTTCAGTTTAAATAAGGATTAAATCATGAAAAAAATGACAGTGGCACTTTCTGCTGTAGCAGTTGCAGTGATGTTTGCTGCGGGGGCGCAGGCAGCAGAAGTTTATAATAAAGATGGTAATAAACTGGATCTTTACGGGCGTGCAACCGCTCTGCATTACTTCTCGGATGATAAAGGTAATGACGGAGATCAGACTTACGCTCGTCTCGGCTTTAAAGGCGAAACGCAGATTAATGATCAACTGACCGGATTTGGTCAGTGGGAATACCAGTTCTCTGGTAACAAAACGGAATCTGAAGGTTCCGCGGGAAATAAAACCCGTCTGGCATTTGCAGGTCTGAGATTTGCTGATGTTGGTAGCATTGATTACGGTCGTAACTACGGTATTGCTTACGATGTCGGATCATATACTGACGTACTGCCAGAGTTTGGTGGTGATGGCTGGACTCAGACCGATAACTTTATGACTGCCCGAACTTCCGGAGTTCTGACCTACCGTAATACAGATTTCTTTGGGCTGGTTGATGGTCTGAATTTTGCGGCGCAGTATCAGGGCAAAAATGAGCGCGATGACCTCCAGAAGGCCAATGGTGATGGGTATGGTTTCTCAGCCAGCTATGAGTTTGATGGTTTTGGTCTCGTAGCGGCGTACACGAAATCTGACCGTACTGATAAGCAGGTTAATGGAGGAAGCTCTGTTGCCAGTGGTAAATATGCTGAAATGTGGGGGGCTGGTCTGAAATATGATGCCAATAATCTGTATATTGCGACAATATATTCAGAGACCCAAAATATGACGGCTTTTGGCGATAAGGTTAACGGCATTGCGGATAAGGCAGAAAACGTTGAAGCTGTAGCGCAATATCAGTTTGATTTTGGTTTACGTCCATCACTGGCATTCCTGCAGTCTCGTGGGCAGGAGGTTATAGTTGGTGGGAAAAACTATGGGGATCAGGACCTGGTTAAATATATTGATGTTGGAGCAACATATTACTTCAACAAAAATATGTCTACCTATGTTGATTATAAAATTAACCTGATTGACGAAAACAAATTTACTCAGAAAGCCGGTATTACTACAGATGATATTGTTGCTGTGGGTATGACTTATCAGTTCTGATTGTTGCTGGTAAGTTAATGGTTACAGGCCGTCTGCCCTTACAGGCGGTCTGTATCAATGAAAACAGTGTTTTCATTGGTCACTGCAATCAGCAATTGCCATCTGGCATATGCTGATTTAACTTTCTGTTATTACCTTTATTGGTTTTATTTTAAATTGGACTTTTATTGTTCGGGGCGCGGTTGCGCCCCTTTTTTATGGGCGGATATATGCAGGATATTCACGAAGCAAGCCTGAACGAGTCGGTTAAATCAGAGCAGTCACCGCGGGTGGTGCTCTGGGAAATCGACCTGACTGTGCAGGGCGGTGAACGGTATTTTTTCTGCAATGAGCTGAATGAAAAAGGGGAGCCGGTGACCTGGCAGGGGCGGAAGTATGAGGCGTACCCGATTGAGGGCAGCGGCTTTGAGATGAACGGAAAGGGCAGCAGTGCCCGCCCGTCGCTGACGGTGTCCAATCTGTTCGGCCTTGTCACCGGGATGGCGGAGGATTTGCAGAGCCTGGTGGGTGCCACGGTGGTCCGCCGCCGGGTGTATGCCCGTTTTCTGGATGCGGTGAATTTTGTGGCGGGGAATCCGGAGGCCGACCCGGAGCAGGAGCTGACGGACCGGTGGGTGGTGGAGCAGATGTCATCGCTGACAGCCATGACGGCCTCGTTTGTGCTGGCGACACCGACGGAGACGGACGGGGCGCTGTTTCCCGGTCGCATCATGCTGGCGAACACCTGTATGTGGGATTACCGGGGCGATGAATGCGGGTATAACGGTCCGGCAGTGGCGGATGAGTTCGACAACCCCACCACGGATATCCGGAAGGACAGATGCAGTAAATACATGCGCGGGTGTGAGATGCGCGGCATGGCGGTTAATTTTGGCGGTTTCCTTTCCATTAATAAACTTTCGCAGTAAATCCTGTTTTATGACACAGACTGAATCAGCGATTCTGGCGCATGCCCGGCGGTGTGCGCCTGAGGAGTCGTGCGGCTTCGTGATAAGCACGCCGGAGGGCAACCTGTACCAGCCGTGCGTGAATATCTCTGCAGAGCCTGAGGCATATTTTCGTATTGCACCGGAAGACTGGCTGCGGGCAGAGATGCAGGGGGAGATTGTGGCGCTGGTCCACAGTCATCCCGGTGGTCTGCCCTGGCTGAGCGAGGCTGACCGGCGGCTGCAGATAAAAAGCGCACTGCCCTGGTGGCTGGTCAGCCGGGGGGAAATTCACCGGTTCCGCTGTGTGCCGCACCTGACCGGACGGCGCTTTGAACACGGTGTGACGGACTGTTACACCCTGTTCCTGGATGCATACCATCTGGCGGGGATTGAGATGCCGGATTTTCACCGCGAGGATGACTGGTGGCGCAACGGTCAGAACCTGTACCTGGACAACCTGGCGGAAAACGGCTTTTACCGTGTGTCTCCGTCCTGTGCACAGGCAGGCGATATCCTGCTGTGCTGCTTTGGCGCATCGGTGCCGAATCATGCCGCCATTTACTGTGGCAACGGTGAGCTGCTTCACCATATACCTGAACAACTGAGTAAACGGGAGAGGTATTCAGAGAAATGGCAACGACGAACGCATTCTGTCTGGCGTCACCGCCACTGGTCCGCATCTGCCTTCACGGGGATTTACAACGATTTGGTCGCCGCATCAGCCTGTATGTGAACACGGCAGCGGAGGCTATCCGTGCCCTGTCGCTGCAGGTGCCGGGATTCCGCTGTCAGATGAACGAAGGCTGGTACCAGATACGTATTGCCGGTGAGGATACCGCGCCGGAGGCGGTGTATGCCCGTCTTCATGAACCGCTGAGCGGGAGGGCCGTGATTCATATTGTACCGCGGCTGGCAGGGGCCGGGGGAAATGGTGTTTTTCAGGTGGTGCTGGGGGCAGCAGCCATCGTGGGCTCTTTCTTCACCGCCGGTGCAATGATGGCGTTGTGGGGCGCAGCCCTGAGTGCCGGAGGGCTGACTGCCACCACGATGCTGTTCTCACTGGGTGCCAGCATGATACTGGGTGGTGTGGCCCAGATGCTGGCCCCGAAGGCAAAGACGCCGGAGTACAAAAGCACGGATAACGGCAGACAGAACACGTATTTTTCGTCACTGGACAACATGATTGCCCAGGGGAACCCGATGCCGGTGCCTTACGGTGAAATGCTGGTTGGCTCACGACGGATATCCCAGGACATCAGCACCCGTGATGAGGGCAGTGACGGGAAAGTGGTGGTTATCGGGCGAGGATGAAAATAAAAAAATCCCGCAGTGCTCGGCGCCTGCGGGAAGAGAACGATGTTGACTAACCTGTTGGCGTTTTATTTTTATTTACCCGCAAAAAATGTAACGCAGCGTCATTATTGTGGCTACAGGTAATTTGCAGAAATGTGAATAAATTCAGACTTTTTATCCGGTAGCGGGGGAGCGGAAGCCAGGCGGGTATCTGTGGAAGAAGACAGATAACATCGTGCCGGGTTTAAGGGATAAAAAAATCCCGCAGAATCAGCGGAGCTGCGGGAGAGAACGATGAAGATTAACGTTATGGAGTTATTTTTCAGGCATCAAAAATGTAACGCAGCGTCATTATTGCGGCTACAGGCAATTGCCGGAAATGTGAAGAATTTCAGAAATTTTATTCCGTCATGACACAGGCACCCTCCGGGGTGCCTGTTGTTTTTGGGCATAAACAGATTCAGACATCAGACATCAGACAGGAGAGGGGGACAGAGTGGGTAAAGGGGGCGGCAAGGGGCACACACCGCGTGAGGCGAAGGACAATCTCAAATCCACGCAGATGATGAGCGTGATTGATGCCATTGGTGAGGGACCGGTGGAAGGCCCGGTGAAGGGACTGCAGAGTATTCTGGTGAACAAAACCCCGCTGACGGACACGGACGGTAATCCCGTGATACACGGTGTGACCGCCGTCTGGCGTGCCGGGGAGCAGGAGCAGACACCGCCGGAAGGCTTTGAGTCCTCCGGGGCGGAAACCGCACTGGGCGTGGAGGTGACGAAGGCAAAGCCGGTGACGCGCACCATCACGTCAGCGAACATTGACCGTCTGCGGGTCACCTTCGGGGTGCAGTCACTGGTGGAGACCACCTCAAAGGGTGACCGTAATCCCTCTTCTGTCCGGCTGCTGATTCAGCTTGAGCGTAACGGTAACTGGGTGACGGAGAAGGATGTCACCATTAACGGCAAGACCACCTCGCAGTACCTGACGTCGGTGATTCTGAATAATCTCCCTGAGCGCCCCTTTAATATCCGGATGGTCAGGGTGACGGCGGACAGCACCACGGACCAGCTGCAGAACAGAACTCTGTGGTCGTCATACACCGAAATCATCGATGTGAAACAGTGCTACCCGAACACGGCCATTGTGGGGCTGCAGGTGGATGCGGAGCAGTTCGGTGGCCAGCAGATGGTGGTGAACTACCATATCCGCGGCCGCATCATTCAGGTGCCGTCAAACTATGACCCGGAAAAACGCACCTACAGTGGTATCTGGGACGGGAGTCTGAAACCGGCATACAGCAATAACCCGGCCTGGTGCCTGTGGGACATGCTGACCCACCCGCGCTACGGGATGGGAAAACGCCTGGGGGCCGCGGATGTGGACAAGTGGGCGCTGTATGCCATCGGGCAGTACTGCGACCAGACGGTCCCGGATGGTTTCGGGGGCACAGAGCCGCGGATGACCTTTAATGCGTACCTGTCACAGCAGCGTAAGGTGTGGGATGTCCTGGGGGATTTCTGCTCGGCGATGCGCTGTATGCCGGTATGGAACGGCCAGACGCTGACGTTCGTTCAGGACCGTCCGTCGGATGTGGTGTGGCCGTACACCAACAGCGATGTGGTGGTGGATGATAACGGCGTGGGGTTCCGCTACAGCTTCAGTGCCCTGAAGGACCGGCACACGGCGGTGGAGGTGAATTACACTGACCCGCAGAACGGCTGGCAGACTTCCACGGAACTGGTGGAAGACCCGGACGCCATCCTGCGCTACGGGCGCAACCTGCTGAAGATGGATGCGTTC